TCATACGGTGGAGTATTTCACCCTGCATCATTAGGACTTGCTATGAAAGAAGAATTTAAAGTTGAATCTCAAAGAGATGCTTCTTTAAGAGCAACTGAATTAGTAGCTTCTATCGTTTACGGAACAGGTGTTATCAAAGACACTTATGGCGTAACTGTAAGAACTGATACAGCTCTTTAATTAAACTTCGGTGGGGAGTAAAATCCCCACCACTTAACAAGATTATACAATGGCAAATTTTTCTACCGATACAGATTTAACAGTATACCAACCAGATATTTTAGGATTTGGAATAGCGTCATTCACATCACCAAACGATTACCACGCATTCGCAAGAGCAGATATTGAAAGAGATTTAAGAATTAGATGGTGGCCAGTTTATGTAAAACAAACTTATAGAGATATATCTTTACTAAACACAACTGAAATGGACGGAACATTAATAACAGATGCACAGTTTAAAAGAGCAAGTGTTTATAAAGTAATAGGATTTTATGTTTGCCCACAACTTACTAAATATAATTCAAACGATAATCAAGATAGATTTCAAGTAATGATGAAACATTATCAACAGTTATATGCTGATGAATTTGAATCTATTTTAAGAGATGGTGTAGAATATGATGCAGATGATTCTAATACAGTAGCAGACGCAGAAAAAGCACCATATCATAGACTGCAACTTATAAGATGAAATTAAATATTGAAAGTAATGTACTTCAAATTGTTGAAGGTTTTGAAAAACAAATTAGAGAACAACCTTCAATAGTTCAAAAGTCATTAGGAAGAACTGCTGAATTTTTAATGTTTATAATTAAACGTAGAACAGCAAGAGGAAAAGATTATCAAGGAAATGATTTTGTTAAATATACTCCTGAATATAGAAAAATAAGAGAAGCTAAACAATTACCCACTAAACCAGATTTATTTTTTTCAGGAAAGATGTTGTCTAATATGACACAAAAATCTTCTCCAACACAAGCACAAGTTTATTTTACAGCAATTAGAGAAGGATTAAAAGCTATTGGCAATCAAAGAAAAAGAAAATTCTTTGCGATAGGAGATGCTGAAGCACCACTACTTAAAAATAAATTTATGGAAGAATATACTAAATTAATGAGAATATGAGCAAAAGAGAAGATATAGCTAGTAATATTATAACTACCATTTCAACTGGTACTTCTCCTATTACTATTAAAAAAATTACTAGAGAACCTTTTAATGTTGATGAATTATCTGAACAACAATATCCTGCTTGTTTTATACAAACTGGTAATGAAACTAGATCAGATGAAACAATGTCATCAAGCACAATAACAAGACAAGCTACTGTTGATTATGTAATCATAGGTTTTGTTAAAGGAACTACTTCAAATATTGACACAAAAAGAAATGAGTTAATAACTACGATTGAAACTAGACTAAATTCTGATAGAACACGAGGTGGGTACGCAAAACAAACTCAAATAGTAGAAGTAAGTACAGATGAGGGAGTTTTGTTTCCAATAGGTGGTATCAGAATGGTTGTGAGAGTTATGTATCAATACATTTCTGGCACACCTTAATATAAACAAACAAGGAGAACAAAATGGCAACTCATACTGGTTCAGAAGGAACAATTAAAATTGGTTCTACTGTTATAGGTGAATTAAGAAGTTATACACTAGAGCAAACTGGAGATACTATTGAAGATACTTCAATGGGTGATTCTGTAAGAAGCTACAAAGCTGGTTTAAAATCTAGCAGTGGTTCAGCAAGTGTATTCTTTGACGAAGCTGACGCTGGACAATTATTATGTACAGTTGGATCTTCAATTACTTTAAACGTATTCCCAGAAGGTAATACTGCTGGTGATAAGTTTTACGCAGTTGATGCGATAGTGACTGGATATAACGTAAGTGCATCTTTTGACGGAATGGTAGAAGCAGAAATTACTTTCCAAGGCAATAGTGCAGTAACAATCGGAACAGCAAATTAATTAATTAATTAGAAAAGGAAGATATATGGCAGTAATAGATAGAGTGAAGGCACAGTTTGAATCTTTAGGCATTAAAAAGATTGAGGTAGCTGAATGGGGCGAGGAAGGCAAACCTTTAATAATATATTGTTCACCATTTACTTTAGGTGAAAAAAGAAACCTATTTAAAGGTGCTAAGAATGATGATCTAGGAGTGTTAGTAGATGCAATCGTTTTAAAAGCAAAAGACTCTGAAGGAAATAAAATATTTAAGCTAGATGATAAGCTAACATTATTGAATAATGCTGATGCAAATGTTATAGCTAGAGTATCAACAGAAATGTTGAATGGTGCTTCTTACGAAGATACTGAAAAAAAGTAAGGTTTGACAAAGAGATTTATACCATACTTGCTCTTGGTCACGAGTTAAAAAAAAGTATGGAAGAAATGCTTTCTCTAACTGAGGAAGAATTTTATTATTGGATAGCGTATTTTAAAGTGAAGGCAGAAAAAGATAAACTAAATTATGGCAGATCAGCAAGTAAAAATAACAATCTCCGCAATAGATAATGCCACAAAAGCACTTAACGATGTTAAAAATAGTTTAAAAGGCGTAAGCAAAGAAACCGATAATACTCAACAAAGTTTTTTCACACTTAGAACAGCAATAGTAGGGTTTGCTTCAGTTGCTTTAGTATCTTTAGGCAAACAAGTTATAGACGTAACTAGAACATTCCAAGAACTAAGAGGGAACATTATAAATGCAGTTGGTTCAGTTGAAAAAGGTACTGAAACATTTAATGCTTTATCTGAGTTCGCTAGAAAAACACAATTTAGTCTGCAAGATGTAGGAAGAACATTTTTAACTTTAAGTCAAAATGGTGTTAAACCCACAACTAGACTTTTAGAAATATTTACACAAACTGCTGGTAATGCAACAAACAAAGTAGATGCGTTAAATGACTTAACAAGATTATTTGCTAGAGGTGCGCAAGGTGGATTTAACATACAGTCATTAAACCAATTAGTTGCTAATGGTATTCCAGCGTTTCAAATACTTAGAGAAGAATTAGGATTAGACGAAAAAGCGTTAGTGAGATTGTCTAACACTTCTGAAGGTTCACAATTAATATTAGATAATTTATTTATAGGGTTAGAAAAAAGAGCAAAGAATTCTGTAAAACCTATTTTTGATTTAAATGTTTCTTTTAAAAGATTATTTGAAACTTTTCAGGCTGGACTATTTCAAGTTGGGGATCAAAAAGAATTAGCTGATTTTGTAGATTTATTAACTGAACTTTTAAAAGAATTAAAACCAATCGTAGATGTTATAACTTTATTTGTTAGACAGGCACTACAAGGTTTAATTTTTGCATTTCAAATAATTAATCCATTAATTGGATTCTTTTCAGAAATTATATCTGATTTAGTAATACCAATAAAAGCAGTAGCAGATTCTATTAAAGATTCTTTAGTTGAAGCGTTTGCAGAAATGGCTAAAGGAATAAATTATTTGAGAAATAAATATAAAGAGCTTAAAGAATTTATTTTTGGAAAGCCAATAAAATTAGAAGTGGTTGCACCAAAAACAGTAGCTACTTTAGAACAAGAAACTAAAACACCAATAGAATTATCTAGTACACAAAAAACAGTTCAAGCATTACAAGTCGCAGCTTTTGATTTAAAAGCACAATTTAAAGAAATATATTCTGTAATTGCACAAGGAATGGTAGCAGGAATAAAAGATGTTTCAAAAGCATTAGCTGAATCAATAGTATTAGGAAAAAGTCTACAAGCATCATTTGCTGACATAGCTAGAAATTTATTAGTTAAAATTATTGCTGGTTTAATAGAAGAACAATTAGCTAAACTTGCTTTATTAGCTTTAGATGAATTAGCAGTTTTACTAGGATTAAAAAGATTAAGCATAGAAAAAGAAATTACTAAAGAAAAAAGAAAACAAATGAGTGAAGGTGTTGCTGATGCTAGTCCAGAAGATATGGCAAAAAAACAATTATCAAATATATTTGATGAATTATATACTAAACTTAAAACATCTTTTGACGACATACTAACTTCAGTATCAGATATATTTACTAACATAGGTTCTTATACTGATGACATATTTAATAATATAGGAAGTAGCTTAGGTGATATTTTATCTTCATTAAGTTCTAGTGTTGGAGATATATTCAGTTCAATAGGTGGTTCTCTAGGCGACATATTAGGAAGCGTAGGAAGTATGTTCGGTGGTGGTGGAGGGGGTGGTGGCTTTGATTTAGGTACATTATTTGATTTAGGATCAATGTTCTTTATGGCAGAAGGTGGCGCTGTAAATGCAGGTACGCCTTATACAGTAGGAGAGCGTGGTAGAGAGTTATTTATACCTAATACTGATGGCACTATCGTTCCTAATCAAGATATGCAAGGAAAAGGCAATAGCTTCAACTTTACGATTGTTGCAACAGATGTTAAAGGTGTTAAAGAATTATTATTAGATAATAGATCAACTATCGTAAATATTATGAACCAAGCACTTAACAGCAAAGGTAGAGCAAATTTAGTATAATGAGTGGTGTATTTCCTTCAAGCCCAGCGACTAGAGCAGTTTCAGTCAGTTCAAAACAAAACACTATTGTTTCAACTACTGTATCTGGCAGACGACAAGCTAGACAAATAGACGGACAAAGATTTGGTTTAGTTTTACAATTTCCAATTATGACAAGAGCAGAATTTGCACCTATTATGGCTTTTATTATGAAACAAAGATCACAATTAGAATCTTTTACTTTTGTACCAGCAACTATTTCAAGCACTAGGGGTACAGCAACAACAGTAATATCAGTAGTCGGCTCACATACTGCTGGAGATACTACAATCGCAGTAGATGGAATGGGAAACAATTTAAGTGGTGTTTTAAAAGCTGGTGACTTTGTAAGATTTACTGGTGCTAATAAAGTTTATATGGTTGTAGAGGATTTATCTTCTAATGGTTCTGGTGCAGGAACATTAACTATTGAACCACCATTAAGAGCAAACCTATCAGATAACACAGTTTTAATTTATTCTAATGTAGATTTTACAGTAGGACTAACAAACGATATTCAAGAGTTCGCAGTAGGCACAGAAAATTATTTCCAATACGAAGTTGATCTTATAGAGGTGTTGTAGTGACTAGATCATTAAACGCCAATTTAATTACAGAACTTGCAACAAATAAACTTAATCCAGTAGAACTTGTTTATCTAGGAGTAAGCACAGGAACTTATTATACAGATCATTATAAAAATATTACCTTTGATGGAAACACTTATGTTGCTTCCTCATTATTTTTAGGAAGTTCTGAATCAGCAGAATCTTCAGAAGTATCAGTAAGTAATTTAGTAGTTAAGTTTGGTGGCGCTGACCAAACTATAATCTCTTTATTTCTTAACAATGATTATATGGATAAGAGGGCTTGGGTATATAGAGGATTCTTAGATGAGAACCAAGCATTAATAAATCACCCTTTTTTATTATTTGATGGAAGAATTGAAAACCTAAGTATTGAAGAAGATAATAATAATTCTACTGTATCTATTTCTATTGCTTCACATTGGGCAGACTTTGATAAAATCAAAGGAAGAAAAACTAATACTAATTCACAAGCATTACATTTTCCAACAGATGTAGGATTTGATTATGCTTCACAAACTGCAAAGGATATTAAATGGGGCAAGGCATAAATGATCTTTACAAAATTATACATTTATACAGACAGTTCCCAAGATACGATAAAATGAAATATCAAGATTTAGTAAATATGATTTTGCCTTCTTTTAATTTAGATCAATACCAACTTCACCAAGTTAATGGAGAAGTTATTGGATTTACTAATTGGGCGTATCTAAGTGATGAAGTAGAAAAAAGATTTATGACTACTGGTAGATTAAAAACTAATGAATGGAAATCAGGTAATAATATTTGGCATATTGAAACAGTTGCTAAAAGTAATTTAAGAGCAATAATGAATTGGACAAAAGAATATTTTAGAAATGTATTAGAAGTAGACCAACCTTTAAAATGGTTAAGGATAGCTGATGATTCAACTATTTATAGAAGATCTATGAAATTTAAAAGGGAGTTCCATAATGGGCTTTGATCCAGTAACAGCATTTGTTGTTCAACTTGTAGTCACAACAGCAATCTCTTGGGTTTTAAAACCTGATCCACCAAAAAGAAATGTGCAAGGTCAAGAAACAGCACAAGGAATTTTAGTGAATAAGGCGTCTAACAATAGTGCCATTCCAGTAGTTTATGGAAGAAGGCAAGTTGGTATAGCGAGAGTATTTGTTGAAAGTTCTGGAACAGATAACGCCTATCTTTATATGGCAGGAGTGCTTTGTGAAGGTGGTGGTAATGGAATTGAATCAGTAGATGAAATTTATATTAATGATAAATTAGTAGTTTGGTCTGGTGCATTAACTGACGGAACAGTAAGAACAGTAAATAGTTCTGATACTAACTTTTATAAAGACGGTAGTTTAATATCAGTACAAGCGTTTTATGGATTAGACAATCAATCAGCTTCTTCAATATTAGATGAATCAACTAATTGGGGTAGCAATCATAAGTTATCTGGTGTTGCTTATTTAGCTTTTAAATTTACTTGGAATCAAGATGCGTTTGGTTCTTTGCCAGAAGTTAAAGTAATTCTTAAAGGTAAGAAGATTTATGATCCTAGATTAGATTCTACAAAAGGTGGTTCTGGATCACATAGAGAAGATACAGCTTCTACTTGGACATATAATGAAAATTCAGCTTTATGTCTTTTAGATTATTTAAGAAATGCTAGGTACGGAAAAGGTTTGCCTAATACAGCATTTGAAACTAATTACGATTCATTTAAAACGAGTGCGAATATTTGCGACACACAAGTAACTCCTTATACTTCAGCACCAGCAGATATAGATTTATTTCAAACTAATTTAGTTATTGATACAGAACAAAAAGTTATAGACAATGTAAGAGAATTACTAAATCCTATGAGAGCAATATTTACCTATACACAAGGTAAGTATTTTTTAATTATAGAGAATACTGGAACATCTTCATTAAGTTTAAATTCAGATAATATAATTGGTGGTATTAAAATATTTGGTGAAAAGAAAAATACTAAATACAATCGTGTTATAGGAACATTTGTTAATCCTGATAAAGAGTGGCAAGAAGATACAATAACATTCCCACCTGCTGATGATTCTGGATTACCAGTTGGTGATAGATACGCTACCTTATTAGCTGAAGATAATGGAACTCAATTAGAAGGCAATTTTACATTTCAAGGAATTACTAATCCTTATCAAGCTGAAGAACTTTGCGAGATTATATTAAGAAGATCAAGAAATGCTTTAGCAGTAGAAGTTATTGTGACTTCAGAAGCACTTAATTTAACAATAGGTGATTTAGTAGATTTAACATATTCTACTGGTGGATTTAGTGCTAAATTATTTAGAATTTATGGTTTGAGCATAAACACAGATTCAACAGTTTCATTAAAACTAATTGAGCATCAAGATAATTTTTATACTTGGTCATCAAAAGCATTAGCACCAGTAATAGCAGACACAACATTACCTAATCCAAACAATGTATCTGCACCAGCATCAGTTACTTTAGACGATCAATTAATTGAATACTCAGACGGCGTTGTTATCACATCTTTAGACGTGACGATTGGTGCATCACCAGATAGCTTTGTAGATTACTACCAAGTTGAATATAAATTAAGTACAGATACAGACTACATTGTTCACGGACAAGGCAAAGGATTATTTCAAAGAATATTAAACGTAAAAGACGGATTTGTTTATAACGTCAGAGTAAAAGCATTTAACACATTAGGAGTTGGTTCTACTTATACTTCTGCATCAAGAACTATTATTGGTGGTATTGCTTCACCTGCTGATGTTGAAGATTTTTCTTGTAATATTATTGGAAGTGATGCTCATTTATCTTGGACACAAATTGCAGATTTAGATTTAGCTTACTACGCAATTAGATTTTCTACACAAACAAGTGGTGCTTCTTGGGCTAACTCAGTTTCTTTAGTTGAAAAAGTTGCAAGACCAGCAACCAGTATTACTGTCCCTGCAAGAGTTGGTTCTTATTTAATTAAAGCAGTTGATAAATCTGGCAACTTATCTGTTAATGAAACAATTATTGCGACTAACATAAGCACAATAGGAAACTTTAATGCTGTTGCAACACAAACTGAATCTCCTACATTCTCAGGAACTAAATTTCAAACCTTAGTATCTGACGGAACTTTAAGATTAGATTCTTCAGAACTATTTGATAGTGCAACTGGCAACTTTGATTCAGCACCTTCATTCTTTGATTCTGGTATTACTTCTTTTGATTTATATTCTAGTGGAAATTATGTATTTGCTTCTCCAATAGATATAGGTGCAGTTTATACTTCAAGAGTTACTGCTTCTATTACACAAACTTCAGATAATTTAGATGACTTGTTTGATGCAAGAACTGGAAACTTTGATGACGCAAGTTCTAGCTTTGATGGTGATACTCCTGCTAACTGTAATGCACATATTGAGATTGCTTTATCTAATGACAACATAACTTATACTTCATTTAGAAACTTTGTAGTCGGTGATTACACAGCAAGATATTATAAATTTAGAGTAGTATTAACTTCTTTTGATTTAAGTTCTACTCCAGTTATTAGTGCTTTGTCAGTAAGTATAGATATGCAAGATAGAATATTTAGTGGAAATGATATTGTATCAGGGACTGGAACTTATAATGTTGTATTTACTTTGCCTTTTTATTCAAATTCTTATGCAGTAGGAATAACAGCACAAGGATTAAATACTGGAGATTTCTTTACAATTTCAAATAAAACTGTTAATGGTTTTGATGTTGCATTTAAAAACAGTAGCAATACGGGAGTTACTAAAACTTTTGATTATTTAGCTAAAGGATATTAGATAGAATATGGCACAACACGATTTCGTAATAGCAAATCAGGGCTTCCCTGCATTTAGAACAGACTTAAACAATTTTTTACAAGCCGTAGGAACTACACACTCAGGAACTTCTTTACCTACTGGTGCTTCTGCTGGATTAATTTGGCTAGATACTACAAGTGCCACAGCACCCATTTTAAAATATTATGACGGAACAGATAACATTACTCTTGCTACAATAAATCATACAGCTAACACAGTTGATTTTAATGATTCTGCAATAAGCACTCCATTAGCTGTAACTGGAAATGCAACTGCTGGTGCTGAACTAAGACTTCCTGAAGATACTGACAATGGAACTAACTATGTTGCAATAAAAGCCCCAGATTCAATCGCATCAAATTTAACTTTAACTTTACCTTCTGCTGACGGAACAAATGGACAAGCATTAATTACTAATGGTTCAGGCACACTTTCATTTACAACTTTATCTACAACTTTAACTTATTCTTCTGGTACAGCAACTGGCGACAACTCTACAACTGCATTTACAATTTCTTCAGGAAGATCAGTTCAAGATGTATTAGTATTTGTAAATGGCTTTATGCTTACTCCAACTACTGACTACACAATTTCAGGAACTACATTAACATTTCAAACTGCACCTGCTACTTCTGCTGAAATTACTTATAGATATTTACCACTTGGTGGTGCTTACACTTCTGCTGACTTTACTGGTAATGGTTCAGCTACGACAATCACAATAGATGCTGGTAGAGCAGTTGCTGATGTTCTAGTAGTAGTTAATGGATTAACTTTAGTTCCAACAACAGATTATACAATTAGTGGTACAACTTTAACATTTGTTACT